TTGATCAGTTCCGTCGGCTCAGGCCCTGATCTCCGCCCACCAAGGGGGTCAAAATTGGACGCCGATAAGGGGTCAAGATTGCGCGCCGATTGACAAGGGCCCATTCAAAAGGGTCGACACCCCCACCTTCATGGACGTTCTGAGGGCACTGGGACAGCCCGACACCGGGCTGATTGAGCAGAGCGACGACGGAATGCTTCTACTTGGACGAGTGGGGGAGAAGCTTGTCGAGCACTACAGCTTTTATGCTGTTTTCCAGACACCCGAAGAGTACCGACTGATTTCCGGCGGGAAGGAACTTGGTACCCTGCCGATCGTCAATGTGATGGCTCCCGGCATGATGCTGATCTTTTCTGGGAGGCGGTGGGTCATTCAGGAGATCGATGATCAAGACAAGGTCATCATGGTCGCTCCCTCCAAAGGTGGCACACCCCCGATTTTCGGGGGCGATCCTGGCGACATTCATGACCGTGTGATTGAGCGGATGTTCACGGTACTGGAGAGCGAAGACAAGCATCTCTATGCTGACAAGGCCGCTCGCGATCTTCTGCACGAAGCGAGGAGGGAGTACGCCAAACTCGGCCTGGCAACGCGGTCGATCATACCTCTGAGCGAACAAAGCTTCAGTGTTGCAACGCGAGTCGGAACCGTGAAGACGACAACGCTTGCTCTTGCTCTGCGAGCGAAGGGTTTGGAGGTCGATACCTATGACGGCTTCCTGACCGTATCCTCGAAAGACGGAGCGGTCGACGTAAGGGACACGTTGCACGCCATTGCCACAGGCGAACCGGTGGACCTCTTCGGTGAGCAGACCAACCTGATCTTCGAGAAGTTCCACACGTATCTTTCACGCGATCTCTTGGAACGGGACGCATTGGCTTGCAAGGTAGATGCAAGTTGCTTGCCGACGCTCTGCCAGAAGATCATCTCGTACTAAGTTCAGACATGGCGGATACCTTTCAGCGCCCCAAACGAAAAAAGCCCCCGCTTTTCATGGGGGACTCGTCAAACGTTGAGGTGGCGTTGAGGTAAAACGACGCCTACTATACACAAGTGTTTTTGTCGGATTCCAAGTATTTGTTTTATAATGGTATTTTGGTTGCGGGGGTAGGATTTGAACCTACGACCTTCAGGTTATGAGCCAGATAACCCACAACATCTAGAGCCTTGATTGTTGACATCAATTCCGGCTTACTCTCCCAGAGTACTGTATTTGCAACCTTATTCGGCGCGACCAGATGTAAACCAGCGCCAGAGGACGACAAAAACAGCCATATGATGTGTTGACACAGTGTTGACACGGGGAGGGTCGGAATGTCCGAGAAACTGAGTGAGGCAACCGCACGCAAGGCCCTGCCACCGCTGCGCGGACAGACCATGTTGTGGGATGGCGATGTGAAGGGGTTTGCCCTGCGCATCACGCCTGGCGGCGCCAAATCCTTCATTCTGGACTACCGCGCCGAAGGGCGGCAGCGCCGCATCACCATCGGCGCGTGGCCCGACTGGACGGTGGCCGCCGCGCGCGAGACCGCCAAGGCCATGAAACGCGAGGTCGATCTCGGCACCGACCCGATGGGCGAGCGGCAGGCGCAGCGGGAGGCCCCGACCGTGTTGGAGTTGTGGGAGCGCTATGCCAGCGAACACCTGCCCAAGAAGGCCCAACGCAGTCAGGCCGACGAACGCATGATGTGGGACAAGATCATCCTGCCGCGCTTCGGCAAGATGAAGGTGGCGCTGATCACGCATGACGATGTCGATGCGCTGCACCGTGACATCACCGATATCCGGGGCACACCGGTGCGCGCCAACCGCACCGTTGAGGTGCTGCGCAAGGCGTTCAACCTGTCGATCCGCTGGAAATGGCGCGAGGACAATCCCGCCTCGGGCGTGCGGCGCAACGAGGAGGAAAAGCGCAACCGCTTCCTGAACAAGGTCGAGATCGCCGGTCTGGCGCAGGCGCTGAACGACCATTCCGAACCGATGTCCGCGAACGCCATCAAGCTGTTGATGCTGACCGGCGCGCGGCGGGGCGAGGTCTTGGGCGCGACATGGGAGATGTTCGACCTTGAGAATGGCGTCTGGACCAAGCCTTCCGCCCACACCAAGCAGCGCAAGCTGCACCGTGTGCCGCTCTCTGGCCCGGCGGTCCAGTTGCTGGTCGAAATGAAGGGTGCCGCCAAGGCGAAGGCCGAGGCCGAGGACACGCCGCCCAGCCCCTTCGTGTTCCCCGGCCCGACTGGCAAGCCGCTGACCGAGATCAAGCGCACATGGGTGACGGTCTGCCGCAAGGCGGGGCTCGGCGCGGAGGTTCCGCTGCTGGACGCCAAGGGCAAGCCGGTCCTCGACCGCAAGGGCAAGCCGAAGACCGAGTTCCAGCCCAATGTGCGGATCCACGATATCCGTCATTCCTTCGCCAGCATCCTTGTGTCGGCGGGCGCCTCGCTGCCCTTGATCGGCCAGATGCTTGGCCATACGCAGGTGCAAACCACCCAGAGATATGCCCACCTGTTCGACGATCCGCTGCGCAAGGCCGCCGAGACTGTCGGGGCCTTCGTGCTGCAGCCATCGCCAGAGCAGGCCCGCGCAATCGAGCCAGAGCAGAACCATGACCGATAACGATTCGTCCGGCCCGCCTTCGGGCTCGATCCCCCTTCACGAGGCGATGAAACAGTTCCTGCCCGCCGAGATGTGGAAGGAACACGCCCGCGCCACCGAGGCGCGCAAGCACGAGCCACGGCGCGTCAGCTGGTTCGATTCTTCCGGTCGGGACTGGGAGGCCGCGCAGAAGGTCCAGCGCCGTCCTTCGGCGCGCGCCGACCTGCATCGTGTCTGGTACGACATGCTGGCCGCGATGAAGGCAAAGCTGGAGGCCGGTGAACTACGGGCTTTCGGGCAGGAGGATCCGCCGTTCGGCCCATGGCGTCAGATCCCGGCCCCGGCCTGGCGGCAACTGCGCATCAACAATGCGACCAAGGGTCAGGCGACGGTGCATTCCACGGTGATCCACGACATCCATATCCTGCCGCCCGACATCGATGACCTGATCCCGCCCGGCACACCCGGCCGCCCCGGCAAGGGGATCGACATCATCGAAATCGAGTTCCAGCGCAGGATTGAGGCGGGCGAGATCGAACCCAGCCTGGCGGCCGAGTCCCGCCTGCTCGCGGATTGGTACCATCGGACCTATCCGCGACGCGATCCACCCACCGCCAAGACCGTCGAGAACCGGATTCGCCTCAAGTACAAGGAGGCGAAGTCCAAGCTGCGGTAATCCCCCGAAATTATCGTTTCGGGGGCAATTTCGGGGCAGTTTTTCGGGGGTTTGGCTTTCGGCATTTCTCGTTCATCGGCGGCGCATTGCGCCGTCTGCATGAAGGAGACGCCGATGAACATGCCAATGTCACCCCATGGCCACGGGGCAGCTACGCCCATCGCCGAAACCCCCGATTTCCTCGAAGGCTTCATTTCCGAGGAGGACTATGCCACCCGGCGCGGGGTCAGCTTGCGCACCTGCCAGCGTGATCGCCAGTTGCGCCAGGCCCCGCCGTTTGTCCTGATCGGGCGGCAGGTCTATTACCGCACCGAGGCGATCCGCGATTGGCTGATCGCCCGCGAACAGGCCGCAGATCGCAGGCCGAGCGCCCCGCGCACCGGGAGGGGCAAATGACCGCGCCCGCCTCCCTTGCACCCGACATGCTGGTGGGCGCGGCCGAGATTGCCCGCTTCATCTTTGACAGTGACGAATTCCGGTTCCAGCGCCGGGTCTATTACCTCGTCACCAGCACCAAGCGCCCGCTGCCACATTTCCGGATCGGGGCGCGCATTGCCGCCCGCCGCAGCACGCTGATGGACTGGATCGCCATGCAGGAGGGTTTTGCCCGTGCTGAATGACTTCTCGCAGATCTCAGGTGACGTCCTCGACCGCCTCGAATCCGTTGCCGCCGAGAAGGCCCCGCACCTTCTGCCCATCGTTGATGTCATCCGCCATTTCGGCGTCGGCTACCTGGTGATCCCGCAGAGCGCCAAGGGGCTGAACCGGGGCCTCGACCTGCTGGCCCGGCCCTTCATCATCATGGTGGGCGATGACACCGACCGCGCCCTTGGCCCCGACCAATACAACAGCGCCCATCTCGAACGCATGATCGGCATGATCGATGGCGTCGCGATCATCTCCAGCGCCCCGCCGCCCGAGGCCTATTCCAGCATCGCAATGATGGCCGTCGTGGGGCGGAACGGGCTGATCATCGAAACCCGCCCAGAACAGGAGATCGCCTGGACCAACTTCGTGCAATCCGTACGGCCCGACATGCCGATCCTGCTTTGCACCGTGAAAGCAACCCGCCAATGACAGTGCAGGACCATCCTCTGGATTTCAACGAAGCGCCGCCTGCCCGAAAGGCGCGCGTCAGCACCCGCATGCCCGTGACCCGTGCGGCGGAACTGCTGAACGACCGGATCGCCGATCTTGCGGTGGAGCTGCTCGGCACCCCGAACCGCGCCCTGTCCAGCGCGCAGCAGTTGCGCTTCGGGACCAAGGGCAGCATCGCGGTGGAAATCGCAGGCAAGGACGCCGGGCGCTGGTATGACCATGAGGCCGGAACGGGCGGCGCTGGGCCAGAACTGATCCGTCATCAATTCGGGATGGACGAAAAGGCTGCATGGGACTGGGCGCGCCACTGGCTGGGCGATGCGGAAATGCCTGCCTCCTTGACAGCCGCCAAACCGGCCACCACCAAACCCGCCAAGGCCCCGGCATCTGGCCCGGCCAGCACCTTGGAATTGTCGGAGGCCGAACTGGCCGCCAAGGTCGCAGAGATCGTGCGCCAGACCGAGGTTCCGAATGGCACACCGGTCCATACCTATCTGGTGGGGCGCGGAATCGCCATTCAGCCTCCTGACTGCATCCGCTTTCGCCGGAACGCTTATGGCAGCTACGGTGCGATGGTCGCGCTGGCGACCGATGCGGCGGGCGCGGTGCTGGCGATCCAGCAGGTCTATCTGACAGCCGAGGGGAAGAAGGCCCCGGTCAATCCGGTCAAGCGCACCAACAAGGCTATCGAAGGCTGGGGCGAACGTTCCGCCGTGCGCCTGCCCGGCCGCGAACCGCTCGTGCTTTGCGAAGGTGTCGAAACAGCTCTGTCGGTCTGGCAGGCCACCGGTCAGGAGGTCTGGGCCTGCCTCGGCGTCTCGAACATCGGCCGCGCGCCCGTTGCCGACAAGGCCACCGTGATCATCGCCCGCGATGGCGACGCGCCCGGCAGCAAGGCCGAAGGCCAGATCCTGCGCGCCGCCAGCGCTCTCGCGGCGCGCGGGATCACCGTACAGATGGCCACCCCGCCCGAGGGCGAGGATTTCAACGACATCCTGGTGCGCGAGGGCGAGGACGCTGTCCGCAGTCGCATCGTGGCCGCCGAAACCTTTCGCGCTGACCAGGCCGACACGCGCCGCAAGGATCTCTTCATCGGATCAGACGTCGAGATCGCCAAACGCGTCCGCGAGGACCTGACCGCCCGTCACGGGCGCATCGTTTATGCCGAGGGCGCGTTCTGGCGCTACAGTGGCACCGAATGGGAGGCTATCGAGGACCACCTGATCCGGCTGCCCGTCCATGCCTACGATGGCGCAGATTTCTTCACGGCGGCGGGCGAACCCTCGCGCGTCAAATTGAGCAAGTCCCGCGTGGACTCGGTCCTGAACGAATGTGCCGCCCTCTGCGCAGAACCGCACTTCTTCGAGAACCCTCCCGCCGGGATCAACTGCGCCTCGGGCTTTATCCGTTTCGATGCCGCTGGCACGCCCCGCATCGAACCGCATCACCGCGATCACCGCTGCCGCCATACCCTGCCAGGCCATTGGCACGCGGGCATGCCCGGCACAGCGCCCCAAGGCTCCTTGCTGCACCGCCTGCTGACCGGCAGCTTCAAGGGCGACCCCGAGGCGCAGGCCAAATGCGATCTCCTGGCCGAGATCTGCGGATCGGCCGCGCTGGGCTATGCGACCCGCCTGCTACAGCCCCGCGCTGTCGTGCTGCATGGCAGGACCGCCGAAAACGGCAAGAGTCAATTTCTCGATCTCGCCCGCGGCCTCCTGCCCCCCAGTGCAATCTGCTCCGTTCCTGCCTCGCAGATGGGGGACGAGAAGCACGTCCTCGGCCTGGTCAGCAAGCTTCTGAACGCCTCCGACGAATTGTCGGCCGAAGCCATCGCGTCGGACGCCTTCAAGGCCGTTGTGACCGGCGATCCAATCCAAGGGCGCGATGTCTACAAAAGCCGGGCCGAGTTCCGGTCGGTGGCACAGAACCTCTTTGCCACGAACAACCTGCCCAGCTTCAAGGGTGGCGTGGACCGTGGCGTGCAGCGCCGCCTGCTGGTGATCCCCTTCGCCCGAACAATTCCGATCCCGGAGCGGATCGAGGGCATCGGCAAACGGATCGCCTCCGAAGAAGCCGATCTCCTGTTGGCATGGGCGGTCCATGGTGCGGCGCGTCTGATCCGGCAGCGCAATTTCGCCATCCCGGAAAGCTGTCAACAGGCGCTGATCGAGTGGGTGCTCGGCGACGACCCGGTGCTGGCCTGGATCGACGCCTGCGTGCGGGTGCAGCCTATCGTGAACGGCGGCCCGATGCTGGCCACCCGCGATGCGCACCTCAGGTTTCAGAACTGGGCGCTGGCCGAAGGCTTCAAGACCGAGAAGCTTCCCGCGATCAACGGCTTCGTGCAGCGCGTCCAGGCCCAGGTGGCCGGGATTCAGCACAAGCGCACCAGCACGGGGCGGTTCTTCCTCGGCATCACAGTGACGCAAGGGTGACGCAAGAATGACGGGTTTTTCTCGCCAACCCATTGAAAGTGTTGAGATGACGCACTTGGCTCAAACCTTTTCATATGAGGGGGAAAACCACACAACCCCGAATACACACAATCCCCCATATATAGAGTGTTTCCCGGGCAGGTGCGTCATCTCAACACTTTCAAAGGCTTACGCCCCGAAACCCGTCATTTCCGCGTCATTCCTGCGTCATCTGCCGGTCCGCGCGGACGGGTCTGACAGGCATCAATCGGGAAGGATCGGGAAAGCGTTGGTTCCTCCCGGGCCGATCCGTATGCGGGGGAGCGCAGCGCATGACCCCGCCAGCGTCAGGGGGCGAAATTGACTAAACTCAACGCCTCAGAAACCAAGACCGCCTTCGCCACACGGGTCGGCCTGACCAAGGGCCGCATCTCGCAACTGGTGGCCGAGGGTCTGCCGGTGCGACCCGATGGTCAGATCGATGTGGCCGAAGGGCTGGCATGGATCGAGGACAATCTTGATCCGTCGCGTCGCAACAAGGGTGGCGCCTTCGCTGCCCCAACATCGCCCGCCCGCGTCTCGACCACACTGGCCGAGGCTAAACGCCTGCATGAAATCGTCAAGGTACAGCGCGCAAAGCTGGCATTCGAGCGCGAACAGGGTCAGTTGGTGGAAACCGTCGCCGCCACCCGTACGGTATTCGCCCGCGCCCGCGCCGAACGCGATGCACATATGGCGTGGGTCCAGCGCACCGCGCCGCTCTTGGCGGCAGAGGTTGGGGCCGATCCCCGTGCCACCTTTGCCGCGTTGGACCGGATGATGCGCGAATATCTTGAATACCTCGCCGACATGCCGTTGGGGAGTTTTGGCGATGGTGCCTGAAATTGATCTTGCCTGGCGGCGCGGCATCCGTCCGGAACCGCCCATCCCGGTATCGGACTGGGCCGACCGCCATCGCATCCTGCCACCCACTTCGGCGGAACCGGGGCGCTGGCGCACCGACCGCACGCCCTATCTGCGGGCGGTGATGGACGCGCTATCCACTTCCAGCCCCTATGAACGTGTCGTGCTGATGAAAGGCGCGCAGACCGGTGGGTCAGAGGCCGGGCTGAACTGGCTGGGTTACATCATCCAGAACGCACCCGGCATCGCCATGCTTGTCATGCCTTCGCTCGACATGGTGCGACGCAACACCACCGTGCGGATCGACCCGCTGATCGAGGCCACCCCCGCCCTGCGCGATCTGGTATCGGCCCCGAGGTCGCGCGACGCGGGGAACAGCCTGTTCCGCAAATCTTTCCCCGGCGGCCAGCTGGTGATGACCGGCGCGAACAGCGCAGTGGGGCTGCGGTCCACCCCAGTTCGATACCTGTTCCTGGACGAGGTGGACGGCTATCCCGGCGATGCCGATGGCGAGGGCGACCCGGTCGATCTGGCGATCCAGCGCACTACCACCTTCCGAGGTCGGCGCAAGATCTACATGGTATCGACGCCCACGCTGAAAGGACATTCCCGCATCGAGGCGGCGTTCTTCGACAGCGACCAGCGGTATTTCCACGTTCCCTGCCAGCACTGCGGCGATATGGCCCCGATCACATGGGCGCGAATCCGCTGGCCCGAGGGGCAGCGCGACGCCGCCTATCTGGTCTGCGAGGCCTGCGGCGGCGTGCATCATGAACATGAAAAGCTGCGTCTGCTGGCCGCTGGCGAATGGCGGCCGACCGCGCTGGGCGATGGCCGCACAGCGGGGTTCCACCTGTCATCGCTCTATTCGCCATGGGAGACTTGGGCCGAGATCGCGCAGGAACATGCCCGCGTGGCCAAGGATCCCGCCCGCCTACAGGTCTGGGTCAACACCAAGCTGGGCGAGTCCTGGGAGGACCAGGCGGGCGACACCGTTCCCGCCGATCCGCTGATGGCGCGGCGCGAGGATTGGGGCGGCGATCTCGCCCCCGGCGTGGCCGTGCTGACGGCGGGCGTCGATGTGCAGGGCGACCGGATCGAAGTGCAGATAGTCGGCTGGGGCCGGGACGAGGAGGCATGGGTCATCGACTACCGCGTGCTCTGGGGCGACCCTTCCGGCCCGCGCCTGTGGTCCGACCTCGACGGCGTGCTGAACGGCACCTATGGCGATCTGCCCGTGCGCGCTGTCGCGGTGGATACCGGCGGCCACCATACCAAGATGGCCTACGAGTTCTGCCGCACGCGCCTTACCCGCCGCATCTAGGCGATCAAGGGGCGCGGCGGTCCCGGCATTCCCGTCTGGCCCCGCCGCCCCACTCGCACCAACAAAGGCAAGATACCGCTGTTCATCGTTGGCGTCGATGCCGTGAAGGATGCCGTCTTCGCTCGCCTGAAACTGACCGAACCCGGCCCCGGCGCGATCCACTTTCCCCGCCGCCTCGACGCCGACTACTTCCGCCAGTTGACCGCCGAACGCGTCGTCACCCGTTTTGAGAAAGGCCGCCCGATCCGCTCCTGGCAACCCAAGCGCGATGGCGAACGCAACGAGGCGCTGGACACCTTCGTCTACGCCCATGCCGCCCTGCACGGACTGATCAGCATGGGAATGCGGCTGAACGAGGAGGCGGAGGGGATGAGCAGGCGGGCAGCTATGCGCCCTACTGCCACCGCAAGGCCGATACGGTCGGCAAGGATGACTTGACCCGGATTGACCCCTCCGCACTATTGTGATCATTGTGACCACAAATCCGGGAGGGGTCGATGAAGGCCATGTCAGCGCGCGACGCCAAGCATCACTTTGGCCAACTTATTGATGATGCTCGGGCAGCACCCGTTCTGGTCGAGAAGCACGGCAGGCCTGTTGTCGTTGTCCTCGCGGTGGAAGAGTACGAACGACTTATCGGAAAACATGAGCAAAAGAAGAACACTCGGTCGGAAAACGATGTAGCAGCGCTAAGAAATGACGAGCCCACAGAAACGTCATCAATTGAGCGCGGGAAACAAAATCACGCACATGGTTGATCCCATTGTTCTTTGAACGTGGCCGCATCTGCATTGAAGTTGTTGCCGGTTAAGCACTGTCATCGGCGATCAAAGCAAACCAGACTCTAGGAGAGTAACTTGACCGACAATACCCAACAGTCAGAACAAGATTTCGGCGGGAATGACGATGAAGTGGATTCCGTCGAAATTGAAGAACTGACTTCGTCGGTCGATCCTCGCAACCAGTTGAATGACTTAACGGCAAAAGAGTGGATTCCTGAAACGGTATCAGTGTGGAACCAGCGCGGACTTGGTGCGGGCCATCCTGATGCACAAATCGAACGGCAACATCCAGCGCCATTCTCCTTCACTGACGTTGGTCGACTTGTGCGTTTTTTCACAAAACGAGGGCACACAGTACTTGATCCTTTTGTCGGTGTTGGATCGACTTTGAAGGCTTGTGCCATCGATGGACGGAACGGAATAGGCATCGAGCTGAATCCTACCTTCGCTGAACTAAGCCGCAAACGTCTCGAAACTGAAGTCCGGGACATGTTTTCCACCGTCTCTGAACAGAAGATTCTTGAAGGGGACGCTCGCGACCTTTTGGAAACCATCCCGACGGAATCTGTAGACTTCGTGGTCACGAGCCCGCCGTATTGGTCAATCCTCAAGAAGGTCGATCACAAAGTCCGGCAGGAGCGAATCGAAAAGGGGTTGGCACGTCATTATGGTGATGACCCTCGAGATTTGGGGAAGATCGATGACTACGAGGAATTTCTTTCTGTGCTTGGCTCTATCCTAGGAGAATGCGGCCGAACGCTTAAATTCGGCAAGTACATGGCGGTCATTGTCAGCGATTTCCGCGACAAATCACGCTACGTTATGTTTCATGCGGATCTTGCAACCGTACTCGAAGGCTACGGCTTGGAAATGCGCGGCCTCACAGTTCTTTATCAAAGACACAAGAAGATCTTTCCATATGGCTACCCTTACTCCTTTGTCCCAAACGTTCACAATCAGTACATAATGATACTGCAAAAGCCAAAGGTAGTTGTGAAGGCGACTCCGAACGCGCGCGGCAGGAAGAAAACCTGATGCGCGACACTATTGTTCTTGGTGACTGTATTGAAGGAATGCAGGGACTCCAATCCGGATCGTTTAACTTAATCATTGCCGATCCGCCTTACAATCTAAACAAGGACTTTGGTCCTTGGAAGGAAACTGAACGAAAGGCAGAGTGGCGTGATTGGACTCGCTCATGGCTTACAGAGTCAAAGCGCCTTCTCTCTGAGCAAGGTAATATCTTTGTTTACGGAATTCACCATCATCTGTGCTGGGTTCAGTGCATCATGTACGAGCTTGGTTTCGAATATCGGCGCCAAATTATCTGGAACTACGAGAACGGCTTTGCAGGATATGGCAAGCGGTCATTGAATGCTACCTACGAGCCTCTTCTATGGTTTTCACGTTCAGATAAATATATATACACTCCCATCCGGGAGCCGTACAAAAGCCAAGAACGGCTTCGTCACAAGATCATCAAGAATGGCAAGGTTTGGGAGCCAAATCCGGAAGGAAGGATGGCAGGCGATATCTGGCCGTTTCCCACGCTCGCCGGGCGGCGATTTCAAGACGAGAAGGTCGACCACCCCACTCAGAAGCCCCTAAGTATTTCCCGGCGACTGGTGAAACACTTCTCGAATCTCGGTGACACGGTGCTCGTGCCATTTGTCGGCAGCGGCAGCGAGTGCGTAGCTGCTGTTCTGGAGGGTCGCCACTATCACGGCTTCGAACTCAATTCGGACTACATCGCCATTGCTGAGGCGCGGCTAGTCGATGCGAAGAAGCAGCGCGACTCTGACCTGCTTACTTCGCAGGCCTGAACGCTCCCGAATATGGCTCTCGCAGACCCGGTATGTCGATACTCTTTGCTAGGTCTATGCCGTCGGTGTCGATAGCAAAGTCCGTGCCGTCGAAGCCTTCGATTGATTTGTTCGCCCATATGATCGCCAACAACGCACCAAGGGTGAGAGTTCGGCACCTAACCCCAAGCACGACTTCAATGTCGCGCATAACTTGGTAATATTCCGAACGGACGCTAGGAAACGCACCTATAATGCTGACTGCATCTACGTCGGCGACAGCAAAACCATATCGCGCGTGCAAAATAGCCACATCTTCCATCAGCGCTCGTGGCGATTCAAGCTCCCCGCCGACAAGTTCGATTTCCGCGACGAATGGGCGCCCGCTCCGTGTGAACCCTACAGCATCGATTCGCATGTTCGTATCACCGCGACGTCGCACACGAGCGTTCATCCCAGCTTCATGCAGGAGGTTTCGAACAAACAAGTTGCGATCAGAATCCCCGATGCCAGATATGCTTGCGGCAATCGCTGACGCAGCTTTTCCGTTCAGGCTTCCGATCTGTCCGGATCGACGTGGCAGTGGATGACTACGCTCGACCGTAGTCTGGCGGACCAATCCGTCTGGATCGGATGTAGCGACGCACGCTGTGGTACTATCGACGAGACTTATTGCTCCGTAGGGGCACCGCACAACACAGATTCCACATCCGATGCAGGCCTTAGTATCGATACCAACGAAGCCCGTGGTATTGTTCCATCCGATTGCTTTGGTTGGGCAAACCAATAGAGACGGGTCGCCTGGGAAAGCATCGAGACTGGCGGCCAAAGCTACTTCGCCTTCATCTTTCGTGATGCAAGGAGCATCCGCGCATCCGAGGCACGTGCCTCTACCCGTTTGTCCGTCAGCGAGAACGACGCGCGGTGTGCTATCCGAAAGGAACTCAATACCGACAACTTCAGCCCCATAGTCTCGCAGGAACTGACCGGCTTCTCTTCTAGCCTTGAACAAAACGAAATCAGACATCTAGAAACCCTCTTAGGTGCGCCAATTGATTGGCATCAATTGACACACCATCTCGCACGCACTTTGCGGCCAAGTAAGCGAGGCTACCGAGGTCAATCACGCCAAGCCTAAAGCCAAAAGCATCAAACACATTGTCAAAAAGATTGGACATCTCGCCACGCTCATTCGGCACGCGAAAACCGACAACTAGGCTGCTTAGCTCCCGGGTCGTCTTGAGGCCGCCTCGCGACAACAGCACAACTTTGTTCTCAAGTGCCTGTCGAACTGCTTTGGTTGCCAAAACAATCTCTTCTGTCGGCGACTTGATTTCAACGGGCAGCGCATAGCCTTGGACCCAAACACAAGCATCCCATCTCTGGTAGTTTACACCTGCGCGTGAGTAATCGCTAGGAAAGCCGAGTATCTGGAATAGGTGAGTTATCAGAGGGTAGAACGCCTCCTTGGTGTCCTTTGCGTGTCGCAGGCAAAACAACGCGGCAGCGTCCTTAGGGTCCGGAGCCTCAGCCATAATGGCAAGCAACTCCAACCTAAGCGCATCTGCTTCGGCTGACGCTTGTCGTTCCGCTGGCACTAGTTTGGGAGCCACAAATAGATGGGATCTGTCATCCCGGCCAACTTGACCGGTGGCTATGACCTCGGCAACTTTGTCCGTTCGAACCGTAATCAGGTTTCCTGGAAACGCCCTTTGAATGTCATTGAGCGAAAGAGATTGAAACGGCGAGAACAATACCGCTCGGGTGGCGTCGGCCAGCGATGGTACGGCTGCAACTGCCAGTAGCATCGCACTATCTACACGGTCTTGCACGGGGCTTATGTCAAAACCTGCCTGATCCAGCATTCTAAAATGCGAAACCACCGCCACCGCATCGCGCGACGGCTCATCGAAAGCCTCAATGTCCGAGAGCCGCAGATCGATGGCGCTGTTGATCATTGTCGCCGTTTCGAGGCCAGACTTTGTTAGCGCGAATGCGTTGTACTTTTGACCATTTCTAAACCGGGCCTTGATCGGTTCGACCCAGCCCGAGTCCCTCAGCACGGCAATCGGCCATCGGGTGTAGTTCTTCAGCGTGTTTTCCTGGATTCCTCGGTTCCGCGACAAGTCCGCCATCGCGGCGTCCAACGCCGCCTGATCTGCGCGAGCAGCGGCAATCTTTGCTCTGACACCTGCTAATGCTGAGACACCGCGGTCGGTCGCGGCACTCAGTGGACCGATGATCATCTCATCACGGGAAAGATATCCACCACTCGCATTCATTGTTTTCAGGATGAACGCGAACGGACGTAGTTCGGCATCTCCCATGACAGTTAGAACGCGGGTGGGGTAAGCAATCCCGAGAACGCACTGGTTGAGTAGCGGCCAATTCTCATGTCCGGCTGCAACAAGTTGCTCCCCAAGCAGCGTGAAAGTGTAGCTCAGACTGCTCGCAGCAGTTGGGTGGAGCCATCCCATTGTACGGAAAAGCTCCGCATACATCTTCATCTGGTTGTACAATGGATCGCGGCTCCGATCATCGCGCGTCGAGCGATTCACCGCCTCGTCACCCACGTAGCCTGAAGAAGTTGCTAAGTTCGCGGTGACCACAGCCCGCACAATGTCGTCCAGACCGACGATGCGGCCGTTCAGTGCCTTGTAGGCGGCTGTGTACACAGCGACGAAGTTAGCTATTGTAGAACCGGGATTGGGAAAGCGCAGCATCAGCTACCCTTTCTGGGAGGCTGCAAAGCAGCGAATAGATCAGCAAGGTCAACGCCAAGCCCGGCGGCAACTTTTGCGATCACTTCGAGCGTAGGGTTTCGCTCGCCTCGTTCAACGCCGCCCACGTAACTGCGATCAAGCCCTGACCGGTCTGCTAGTTCTTCCTGAGACAGTTTGGCAGCTACTCTCGCTGTGCGAACTGCCTCACCGAATTGAACTGTTAGGTTGCTTTTCTCTTTCATCCAATGGATTTGTCAGGGCGCGGACTATGAGTCCACGGACTATCAGCACCATTTTATGTCAGGCTGCGTTCCGGCGTGAGGTTCAGCGCGGATCCCGATTGTCTGAGGCAATAGCGCCAGAACCATGGACTACGCCCGGTCACAGATGATTACCGAACATTCCCAATAGCTTGCCACCACCCTGCCGTGCGACTCTCCCCGCATGCGCAGCCTGCTCCACCGCCTTTTCAGCCGCCCCGGTACCCGCGCGTTTGACGCTGCGGGTGGTGGTCGTCGTTGGGAGGGGGCGAGGACGGTCGATGGGCTGAACACGGCGATCCTGGCGGGCGCGACGACTGCGGCGCGACGGGCCGGGTGGTACGCCCGCAACAACCCGTGGGTTGCGGCGGCGGTGGACAGCCTGGTTGGCAATGTCGTCGGCGCGGGGATCAAGCCGCAGTCCACCCATCCCGACCGGGCGGTGCGCGAACGGCTGCAGATCCTCTGGTTGCGATGGACGGATCATGCTGATCCGGGTGGGCTGGCCGACTTTTACGGGCTGCAGGCGATGGCCGTTCGGGCGATGGTCGAAAGTGGCGAAAGTTTCGCCCGTTTGCGCGTCGTGCCCGATGCTGCCGCCGTTCCCTTGCACATCGACCTGCTGGACCGGGACCAGGTTCCGCTGGACCTGCACCGCGATATTGGCGGCGGTGCGCGCATCCGGGCGGGGATCGAGTTCAACGGCGCTGGGCAGCGCACCGCCTACTGGGTCATGCGCGACCGGCCCGGCGATCCTCTGACCTCCCTGCGGCTTGAACCACTACGTCTTCCCGCCACCGACTGCCTGCACCTGTTCAAGCCATTGGCCGCTGGCCAGTTGCGCGGGATCACCTGGCTCGCCCCGGTGCTGCTGCGGTTGCACGAGTTGGACCAGTTCGAGGATGCGGCGCTGGTGAAGGCCAAGGTTGCAGCGCTGTTCACTGGCTTCATCACTGATCCGGATGGCACCGCGGGAGGTCTGAGCGGGACGAACACCAACGGCGCGCTGACCGTTGGCATGGAACCCGGCAGCCTGATCCCCCTGCCCCCTGGCACCGATATCCGCTTCTCAAACCCGACCGAGCACGACGCCTATGCACCCTTCGTCAAGAACCACCTGCGCGCCGTCGCGGCCGGGATGGGCCTGCCCTACGAGCTGGTCTCGGGCGATCTGGAGGGCGTAACCTATTCCTCGATCCGCGCCGGGCTGATCGAGTTCCGCCGCCGGGTCGAGCAGTTGCAGCACAACGTCGTTGTTCACCTGTTCTGCCGTCCCGTCTGGGAGCGGTTCGTGCGGCTGGCAGTTCTGTCGGGCGATCTGCCCGCGCGGGACTTCGACCGCGATCCTTCCGCTTATCTCGCCTGCGAGTGGCTCCCGCCCAAGTTCGATTACGTCGATCCCAAGAAGGACGTGGAGGCAGAGATCCTCGCCATCAATGCCGGTCTCAAGAGCAGGACGCAGGCGATTTCGGAACGTGGCTATGACGCCGAACAGGTCGATGCCGAGATTGCCGCCGACAAGGCGCGGTCGGATGCGCTGGGCCTGAACTTCTGCGCGCCCGCCCCCAAGGAGGATACCGCTGATGACTGACACCGTCACCCTGCTGACCCGCCGCGCCGACCTGGCTCCGGCCAGCGCCGACCCGCAAGCCCGTACCGTCGAGGTGATCTGGTCCACCGGCGCGCCCGTGCGCCGCCGCGACATGGCTGGGCAATACATCGAACGCCTCAGCCTTGCGCCTGAGGCGGTGGACCTGTCCCGGTTGCAAGGGGCCAGCGTGCTGGATGCGCATCGCCAGTCTGCCGTCCGCGATGTGCTGGGCAGTGTGCAGTCCGCCGCCGTCGATGGACAGCGCGGCACGGCACTGATCCGCTTCTCGTCCCGGCCGGAAGTGGAACCGCTCTGGCAGGACGTCCTGTCCGGGATCCTGCGCCATGTCTCGGTCGGCTATTCGGTCGAGGACTGGGCCGAGACCACCGAGAACGGCGCGCGCGTGCTGACCGCCGTGCGCTGGACACCCCACGAGATTTCCCTAGTGCCGACGCCCGCCGACCCCGGCGCCCACATTCGCATGGAGACCCACATGACCGACACCACCACCCCTGCCCCGCCCGCGGCGCAGACCCGCGCCGCGATCAACATCGAGATCCGCTCCATCGCCCGCATCGCCGGGCTGGACCAGGCGTGGATCGACGGCCAGATCGACGCCGCCGCCGATGCCGACACCGCTCGCCGTGCAGCCTTCGAGGCGCTTGCCAGCCGCAGCGCGCCGCCGATCCGCACCGAACAGGTGCGCGTCGAGATGGGCGAGAGCTACGATGACCCGAGCCTTCGCGCCCGTCAGATGGGCGAGGCGCTGTATGCGCGCATCAACCCGCGCCACGAACTCAGCGAACCGGCCCGCCGATACGCCTATGCCACGCCGGTCGATATGGCGAAGGAACTGCTGACCCTGCGCGGCGAGTCCACGATGGCGCTGTCGCCCGCCAGCCTGGTGACCCGCGCGCTGCACACCACTTCGGACTTCCCGATCATCCTCGGCAACACCGTGGGCCGCGTGCTGCGCGATGCCTATCAGGCCGCCCCTTCCGGCATCCGCCGCCTTGGCCGCCAGACCTCGGCCCGGGATTTCCGGGCGGTGAACAAGATCATGCTCGGGGAAGCCCCGCTGCTGGAGAAACTGAACGAGGCGGGCGAGATCAAGGCCGGGACCATGGCCGAGGCGCGCGAAGCCTACAAGATCGAGACCTGGGCCAAGAAGATCGGCATCACCCGCCAGGTGCTGGTGAACGACGACCTCGGCGCCTTCTCGGACCTCGCCCGCCGCATGGGGCAAGGCGCGGCCGAGACCGAGGCGCGGATCCTCGTGACCCTCTTGGAGGCCAACAGCGGCAATGGCCCAACCCTCTCGGACAACAAGGCGCTGTTCCATGTCGATCACGGCAACCGGGCAACGACGGGTGCCGTGATCTCGGACACCACCCTATCGGCCGCGCGTCTGGCCCTGCGCACCCAGAAGGGCATCGAGGGCCGCGTGATCCGCGTGACGCCGAAGAACCTGCTGGTCCCGCCCGCGCTGGAGACCGTGGCCGAGAAGTGGCTGGCGACTATCGCGCCTGCCACCGCCGCCGATGTGAACCCGTTCTCGGGGGCGATGTCGCTGGTGGTCGAACCTCGCCTGTCCAGTGCGACCCGCTGGTATGTCACCGCCGATCCGGGTGAGATCGACGGGCTCGAGTTCGCCTATATCTCGGGCAACGAAGGGCCACAGGTCGAAAGCCGGTCCGGGTGGGATGTTGATGGCGTGGAAATCCGGGTGATCCTGGACTTCGGCGCAGGCTTCATCGACCACCGCGGCTGGTTCCAGAATGCAGGCGCGTGATGGCCGACCTCGCCCAACTTACCGCCTGGCGCGATGCCCTGATGGCCGCCCGCTATCAGGGCATCCGCACCGTTGAATACGACGGCAAGCGGATCACCTACGCGACCGATGCGGAAATGGTGGCCGCGCTGGGCGACCTCAACCGCCAGATCACCGGCACCACGGCGCGCATCGCCGTGGTCCGCATCCAATCCTCGAAAGGGCTTTGACCATGAAGAACCATATTCAGAAAGGCGACGTCATCACCGTGCCCGCGCCCGCAGGCGGCACGGTCTCTGGCGAGGGCGTGATCGTCGGCAACATCTTCGGCGTCGCCGCCTACTCCGCCGCTGTGGGCGAACCGGTCGAACTTGCCACCATCGGCGTCTATCAGCTGCCCAAAGCCACCGCCGCCGTGCTGACGGTCGGCGCACGCGTGGCGTGGGACAACACGGCCAAAAACATCAACGTGCCGGGCACCGGGCGTTTCCCGGTGGGAATTGCGACCGAGGCCGCCGGGAACGGCA